ACGCGAGCGGCACCGCGGTGTGCGCGCAGCCCGCCTACTCCGAGATCAGCGGCGCGCCCGCCGCCTACAGCCTGCCCGACGCGACCGGGGCGGTGAAGGGCGGCATCTTCCTCGGCGGGGACCTCGCCGGCACGGCGGCCTCGCCGCAGGTGACGGACAACTCACATGCGCACACGGGCTCCACGATCTCGGCGCTCGACGCGGGCGACGTGACTACCGGCTTCTTCGGCGCGACGCGCGGTGGCACCGGGACCGCGACCGCCTCGAATCACTCGGTGCTCATCGGCGACGGGACGGGGTGGGTGAAGATCAACCTCCCGGCGTGCAACACGCAGAGCGACAAGCTCCTCTACGACCAGACCGCGCGCGCGATCACCTGCGGCACGGACAGCACCTCGGAGACGACGCCGCCTGGGTGGACCAACGTCTCGACGTTCTACAACAGTTGGACCGCGTGCCCTGGCACGTACGGTGACGTGGTGCCCCGGTACAAGAAGAACCCCGACGGCGTGGTTTACGTGCAGATGTGCGTGAAGAATGGTGCGGTGAACACCGTGCCGTTCATCCTTCCGGTGGGCTATCGACCGGCGTACCTGATCCACTTCAAGGGCACGAACGGCGTTGCTGACCTGCTCTGGAGCATCGACAGCGCGGGGAACGTCAAGGTGGTCGCGACTGCGGCCGGCGGCGACGGCTACGTGCGCGGGGTCGTCGCGTTCCCCGCCGACAGCCCGCAGCCTCTCGTCGCGACGGCTGACCACTCGGGTGTGAGCGGCTCCTGCCTCTCGTCCAGCGGCTCTTGCTCAGCCACCACGAGCAGCGTGACGTGCTCCGCTACCGGCGGCTCGCCGCCGTACACCTACGCCTGGAGCTACGTGAGCGGCACGACGGCAACGGTCGATGCGGCCACCTCCGCGACCACGACCTTCACGCGCACCGGCACCACCGGGTTCGGCGGCAACACGCTCTCCGGGTACTACAAGTGCACCGTGACCGACTCGGTGGCGGTCACGGACGACACCTCGAACGTGAACGTCCTGACCACGCACACCGAGAGGGATATCTAGCCGTGGACTTCAAGACCGTCGCCACGGTTGAATCTCTCCCCGGCGCCACGCCGGAGCAGGATCTCTGGATCGCCGTCATCAAGCAGGCGATCTACGACTACGCCTTCCCGCGCGCTATCAGCACCGTGAACGAACGCAGGCGGTCCGTTCACAATCAGCGAATGGCGCAGGCGTGGATCTTCCTCTCACCGGACTTCGAGAAGGTGTGCACGCTCGCCGGTATCGAGCCGGATCGCGTGCGCCACATCGCGAAGACCGCCTACACCACGGACCTGCGCCGTCAGGGGAAGAAGGCCGCATGAAGGTCGTGACTTCCTGGCCGGCACTCGTGGAGCCGATCCGCCGTGCAGGGCACGAGCCGGTAATCGTGCCTTCTGAGTGCGAGACGTGTTTCCGTCGCGCGCGCTGTGTAGACCGCGACACGCTGCGCGCCTTCAACGGCGGAGCACCCCACGGGCTGTGCGGCTTCTGGCTGGACGAGAGGAATCCGCCGCATGAGTAACGTCGTCACCTACAACGCGCCGCCCACCATCGGCGCTTTCATGCGCTCCGACAAGTTCCTGCGCGGGCTCATGGGGCCGTTCGGCTCCGGCAAGTCGGTGGGCTGCCTCTTCGAGATGCTGCGCCGCTGCCTCGAGCAGAAGCCGGGCAAGGACGGCATCCGGCGCTCGCGGTGGGCCATCATCCGGAACACCTACCCCGAGCTCCGCGACACCACCCGCGCCACGTTCGAGGACTGGATGCCGGGCGGGAAGGATCCGGCGAACTGGCTCGAGCAGGAGTTCAGCTTCACGCTCCGCTACAAGGACGTGGAGGCGGAGTTCCTCTTCCGCGCCCTCGACCGGCCGGAGCACGTGAAGAAGCTGCTCTCCCTCGAGCTCACCGGCGCCTGGATCAACGAGGCACGCGAGGTGCCGTTCCAGGTCGTGAAGATGCTGTCCGGCCGCGTCGGTCGCTACCCGTCGATGCGCGACGGCGGCCCGACGTGGGACGGCATCATCATGGACACGAACCCGCCTGACGACGATTCGTGGTGGTACAAGCTCTTCGAGGAGGACAAGCCGGCGAACGCCGCGATCTTCAAGCAGCCCGGCGGTCTCGACAAGTTCGCGGAGAACCTCGGCCACTGGGAAGACGCCCGTGGCAACTGCACCGGCCACTACCCGTGGGAGCAGGGCGGCGGCACCTGGGTGCCCCACCTCAAGAAGGGCTACTACGAGAACCTCGTCACCCTGAATGCGAACGACCCGCTCTGGGTGAAGGTCCACGTTCACGCACAGTACGGCCCTACCATGACGGGCCGCCCGGTCTACCCGGAGTTCCGCGACAACATGCACGTGGTGGACCCGAAGCTCATGCCCGCCATCGAGCGCGTCGAGCTCCTCGTGGGCGTGGACTTCGGCCTCACGCCCGCGGCGGTCATCGGGCAGCGCGACCCGCGCGATCAGCAGCTTCAGATCATCGATGAGCTTTGCGCCGAAGACCTCGGCGCCGTGCGCTTCTTCGAGGACTTGGCGCGCTACATCCGGCGCACCTACCCGAACCGCCTCATCCACGGTACCGGCGACCCGGGCGGCGACATTCGCTCGCAGGTGGACGAGCGCACGCCCTACGACATCGCCTCCTCGCAGGGCATCCCGCTCGTGCCCGCGCACACGAACGACTTCGAGCTCCGCCGCGACGCGGTGGGCCGCGCCTGCACGCGCCTCACCATCATGGGCAGGCCCGCGCTCGTCATCTCCTCGAAGTGCAAGGTGCTGCGCAAGGCGATGAACGGCGGCTACGCCTACAAGCGAATCAGCGCGCCGGGTGAGGTCCGCTTCCGCGACGTGCCCGACAAGAACATCTTCTCCCACCCGGCGGAGGCGCTTCAGTACCTCGCCCTCGGTGAAGGGGAGGACTCGACTGCATTGGAATCGGCGCACGGAACCCGTAAGGTCAAGCAGCCGTTCAAAGTCAAGACCGCCGGAGTGCGGAGGAGGGCGTGATGGAAAACAAGGTGATCGTCGCACGCGCAGAAGCTCTGGCGGCGCAGCGCGGGGTGCTCGAGTCGAAGTGGAACGACATCGACCGGCTCATCCTGCCGCTCTCGCAGGGCAACTTCGCGCTGTCGGCCTCGAGCGAGAACGAGAAGAACTGGGACACGAAGGACGTGTGGGACTCGACCGCGCCTATCGGCGCCGAGCGACTCGCCTCCGTCTTCCACTCCGGGCTCCTCTCCGGCCGGTGGTTCGGGCTCTCCTTCCGCGACACGAAGGTGAACCAGGACCCCGCGGCGCGGCAGTGGATCGATGACGTGTCGGACGTGCTGTTCGACGCCATCATGACTTCCAACTTCCTCACCGAGATGGCGACCGGCCTCCTCGACTTCGTGGGCTACGGCAACTTCGCGCTCACGCAGGAGCTCGCCTCCGAGGACGAGAAGGTGTGGAAGGGCTTCGAGTTCACCGCCACCGCGCTGCGTGAGGTGCTCTTCGAGCAGGACTACCGCGGGCGCGTGTACCGCTGGTATCGCCCGGTCTCGTGGACGGCGACGCAGATCGTGTCGAAGTTCCGCGACCCGGAGGACCCCTCGAAGCCGCACAAGTCGATCCCCGAGATCATCCTCCAGCAGGCGGAGAGCGCGCACGACGAGGGGCAGAAGCACGAGATCGTCTTCTGCATCTACCCGCGCCCCGGCGTGGCGCCGATGTCGCTGAAGGAGAAGACACGGACGCCGGAGCGCCGGCCTTTCGGCTACAAGTACGTGCTGAAGCAGGGGCTCGTCACGCTGGGCGACGAGGGCGGCATGTACGACATGACCGCCTACATGGGCCGCTACTCGCGCGCGGCGACCTCGCAGTGGGGCTTCGGGCCGGGCCTGCTCGCCCTGCCCACGGTGAAGCTCCTGAACGCCCTCCAGGAAGACGTGACGCTCGCCGCCGGCAAGGTGGTGGACCCGGCCACCCTCGTCACCGAGCGCGGCCTTCTCGGTGATCTCGACCTCGCGCAGGGCGGCCTCACCGTGGTGCGGTCGATGGACGACATCGCCCCCTACGAGTCGAAGGCGCGCTTCGACGTGAGCGACGCGCTCATCTCGGACCTGCGCATGATGGTGCGCAAGCTCTTCCGCGAGGACGACATCTCGCTCAAGGAGAGCCCGCAGATGACGGCCACGGAGGTCATCCAGCGGGTGACGCTCCTGAACCGGCTCTTCGCTCCGCAGTCGCGGCGCATCCAGAGCGACATCTTCTCGCCCACCATCAACAACTCGTTCGGCATGATGTACCGCGCTGACCAACTGCCCAAGGTGCCGGACAGCGTGATGGAGAAGAACCCGCGCATCCAGATCGACTACTTCGGGCCGATGATGCGCGCGCAGCGGGACGACGAGGTGGTCGCCATCGAGCGCATCTTCGCGAGCGTGGCCGCCAACCTGAAGATGGGCTTCGAGTCGATCAAGGACGACTTCAACCCGGCCGGCGCGCTGCGCGAGATGTCGGAGCGCCTCGCCACACCCGGGGCGCTGTGGTTCACGAAGGAGGAGGCGGCGAAGAACCGGAAGGAGCGCGAGCAGCGCGAGCAGGCGGCGATGATGGCGCAGATCAAGAAGACCGACGCGGAAGGCGAGCGCGCGGCGGCCGGCGCGGAGCAGATGCGCGGAGGGATGATGTAAATGGCACGGGACAAGTTCGGCTTTCTCACGGACCGGAAGTTCGACTCGCAGGGGCGCCCGCTCAAGCTCATGAGCCAGCCCTCGAGCGACGCCTACCGGAACAACTTCGACCGCGTCTTCAAGAAGCGGAAGACGAAGAGGGAGGACAAGCGGAATGGCTGACGCGAAGAAGGTGGAGCAGGTAGTCGAGGTGCTGAAGGTCAAGGCTGCCGTGGCAAAGCGGGTGTTCGCCACGCCGGACGGGCAGGAGCTCCTCGAGATCCTTCGCCGCGAGTTCTTCAGAAACATGAAGGGCAAGGACGAGCACGAGACGGTCTTCAAGGCCGGGCAGGCGGACGTGGTGGCGTATCTCATGCAGCTTCAGAACCTCGACTCCGAGGGGAGGTAGCACATGCGGCTGAAGTGGCTCATGGACAAGGAAGGCGGCGGCGCAGGTGGTGGAACGGGCGGTGACGACTGGCGGACGGTGCTGCCGGAAGACCTGCGCGCCGATCCCACCGTCACGTCGTACAAGACGCTCGCGGACTTCGTGAAGGGCGCCATCGAGACGAAGAGCTTCGTCGGCAAGTCGATCCGGCCGCCCGGCCCCGACGCCTCGGCGGACGCGAAGAAGGAGTTCGTCACGAAGCTCCTCGCCATCGACCCCGCGCTCATCTACGCGCCGGACGGCGACCCCGAGGCGGCGGACCGCCTCTGGAAGAAGCTCGGCAAGCCGGGGAAGCCCGAGGAGTACGAGGTGCCGAAGGAGGCGGAGGAGGCGGGCCTCAACGCGGCCGATCTCCGCGCCCTCGCGGTGACGGGCGGCCTCACGCGCGGCCAGTTCAAGGGCCTCGTGGACGTGATGGTCAAGGGCAACCTCGAGACGCGCCGCGTGGCGGCACTCGAGCGGCTCGCCCTCGACCAGGAGTGGGGCGAGGCGAAGGAGGAGCGGCTCCTCGGCGCCAAGGCGGCGGCGATGAAGATGGGCCTCACCGAGGCGGAGGCCGCCGCGCTCTCCCCGAAGCAGCTTCGCGCGTTCCACAACGTCGCGAAGGCGGTCGGCGTGAACAAGAACGAGTTCCGCCGCATCAACGAAGAGGGCTCGGGCCACGACGTGCTCGACCGCGACGAGGCCTTCCGGCAGATGGCGGAGATCCGCGAGAACCCGCACTACTTCGACGCCTTCTCGAACCCCGCCGAGCACAAGCGGCTGGTCGCGCAGATGTCGAAGCTCGGCAAGGCGGCCTACGGCGAGTAGTAGTTGACACGCCGATCTGGCTAGCTGTACGCTGCACCTGCATACCGGAAGGGTGGGAGTTCCGAGTACCGGCCCCACCTCTTCCGGTGCCTCCAGGGGAGGGCGCATATCCCCGAGCATGGCGAGCCCCTGTCGGGATTCCTCGCGGCGTCTGGTGAAGCAAAACCACACGCCCGCGAGTGAGCGGGCAGGAGAAAAACGTCATGGCCCAGAACGAGCTCGGCACCCACTTCGTGAAGACGTTCGAGTCGAACGCCATCCACCTCGTGCAGCAGAAGTTCTCGAAGCAGCGCCGCACCGTCACCGAGAAGAACCCCGGCCCGTCCGAGAAGCACAGCTTCCGCGTCGTGGACGCCCGCGGCGCCATGGTGGACCGCGCGAACCTCGGCGCGAACGCCGGGAAGCGCCCCGCCACGAACTACGCGGACACCGTGTTCAACGACCGCATGGCCTTCTCCACGCCGAAGAACACGGCCGACTCGTTCTCGAAGCCCGACATGCGCCGCATGCTCGAGGACCCGCAGAGCGAGATCTACCGGGCGATGCTGCCCCAGGTCGGCCGCACCTACGACGACGTGATCAACACCGCCATCCACGCCGTCGCGGTGGACACGCTGGCGAACAACTACGCCTTCGGCGCGGGCGCCGCGAACCACACGGTCGGCGGCGCGGCCGTCGCGTTCGACCCGTTCAACCACGTCAACACGCTCCTCCGCTACTTCAACGCGGAGGAGGTGGACCCCGACGAGGAGAAGTTCATCACGGTCACGCCCTTCGCGGTGGAGAAGATCCTTGCGGAGGCGAAGGCCACGAGCGCCGACTACGTGAACGCGGGCGCGCTGCTCGCCGGCAAGGTCCAGCGGGGCTGGATGGGCTTCACGTGGATCATGACCACGCGCTGCACGAGCCCCGCCGGCCTCGAGCGGTACTACGCCGCGTACACCCGCGACGCGGTGGGCCTGCTCATCCTCGGGGACGTGGCGCTCGACTACGGCAAGGACGCCTCGAAGCAGTTCGACACCACGATCCAGCTCGACATCGACATCGGCGCGGTCCGCATCCAGGACAAGAAGTGCAAGCGCATCCACGTCCTCGAGACGGCGTAGTCGTCGGTGGTGGGGGCGGAGTAGCAGGCTAGCGCCCCGGGCGGCTCACGCTGCCCGGGGCGTTTTCACAGAGAGGAGACACGGAGATGGCGAAGAACGACTTCATGAACCCGAGCGAGGTGCAGGCTCTTGTCAGCACGCTCGCGAAGACGGGAAGCTGGGACGAGGCGAAGGCCGCGTGCCCGAAGGTCAGCGACGCGACGCTCGAGAAGGGCTTCAAGAAGTACGCCTTCGAGAACGCCGGCCTGGACCTCGCGAAGTACGAGGCCGCGGAGAAGGCCGCGAAGCTCGAGGCGGAGAAGGCCGCGAAGGCGGTGAAGGCCGGCGGGAAGCCGCTCGACCCCGACCCGCTGTAGTTCACACGCAGTGACGGTGGCAGGGAGCCACCCTTCAAGGAGGTACGGTCATGAAGAAGCTGCTGCCTGCCATCGTCGCTGCGCTGCTCCTGCCGTTGCTCGCCATCGCCGCGACCGACTACTTCACCATCTCCAACGGTGGGCGCGTGCCGGCCACGTCGCGCTTCGCGTGCGGCGTGGCGGGGCAGGCGGCCTCGCTCCTCGAGTGCGTCCCCGCCTCGCCGGGCACCGCCTACTACATCACCGACATCGTGGTGCAGACCACCACCGCCACCTCCGGCGACTTCGCCATCCAGAGCGGCACGGGCGTGAACTGCGCCACCGGCACCGCGGTGGTGTGGCCGCCCGCGCCGGGGACGCTCGCGTCGCGCTACAAGGCACCCATCGCCGCCAACCCCGCCACCATCGTCAACTTCACCACTCCGCTCAAGGTGACGGACGACCACGCCATCTGCGTGATCGGCACAGCGGTGAACACCATCAACCTCACGATGACCGGCTACAAGGGGTAGGCTCGTGACCGAGATCGAGATTTGCACGATGGCCCTCGGGTTCGTGAAGACCGAGGGCATCGCCTCGTTCGATGACGACACGGCCGAGTCGCGCGCCTGCAAGGCGTTCTACGGCCCGGCGCGCGACAAGGTGCTCGAGGCCCGCATCTGGTCGTTCGCGAAGCGGCAGTACGTCCTCGCGAACCCCCTCGCCGCCCCGCCGCTGTTCTACTTCACGACGCAGTGGGACCTGCCGGGCGACGTGATCCGGGTCCACCGCGTGAGCAACGACCCCAACGATCCGACCGGGAAGAGCCTCGACTGGGACCTCCAGGGTCGGCGCATCCTCACGGCGGGCGCTGACAAGCTGTACGTCACCGCGGTGCGCCGCGAAGAGGATACGCGCCTCTACTCCCCGAGCTTCTGCACCGCGCTCGCGCTCCACCTCGCCTACTACCTCGCCGTCCCGCTGGTGGAGAACCGTCAGTTGAAGGCGGACCTCTGGGACGAGTACCAGAAGGAGATCAAGGACGCGAGCGGCGCGGACGGCGCGCAGGGTCGCTCGGAGCAGGTGCGCACGACGCGCTACCGGGACGTGAGGTAGGCGATGCCCAACTTCGCGCCCATCCAGCCCTCCTTCGCGGGCGGTGAGACCTCGCCGGAGTTCGCCGGTCGGGTGGACTCCGACCTCTACCGCACCGCGCTCGCCTACTGCCGCAACTGGATGGTGATGCCGCAGGGGCCGCTCGTCCGGCGCGCCGGCACGGAGTACGTGCGCAAGCTGGACGGGCTGCCGCGGCTCTTCGACTTCCGCGGCGTGAATGGCCGCAACCACCTCCTCGCGCTCGGCGCGGGCGTCGCCAACATCCACTACGACAACGGCGCCCCGGTGGTGGTCGAGTCCACGGACCTCATCAAGAACGGCACCTTCGATGGCGCCGCGGAGTGGACCGGCGTCGCGCGCGGCGGCTACCTCATCTACGACTACGGCGGCGTGGCGCTGAAGGTGCTCGGCTCGCTCGAGCGCCCCTACGTCTACCAGAAGGTCACGCTCAACGCGCCGGCCCGCCTCACCGTCCGCGCGAAGATGTGGCTGCACGGTGATGACGACGACGCTTGGTTCGACGTGGTGCACATTGTCGAGCTCGGCACCGTCGCGAACGTGCCCGACATCATGTACCGGGAGTTCAACCTCAAGTTCCACACGCCCAAGGGCGGGCCGTACTACTTCGAGGCGCAGACCGAGGAACTGCCCGCGGGTGACTACTACATCACGATGACCGTCAAGGAGCGCAAGGAGGACGATGACGCGCCCGAGGCGGTGTTCGATGACGTGCAGGTGCTCATGTCGGAGCCGGAGGCGGGTATCGCCGTCCCGTGGACCGACGCGCAGTTGGAGCAGGTGCAGATGGGCTACGAGGCGGGCGGCCCGCAGTCGCTCTTCGCGCACCCCAACGTGCCCCCGTGGTTCCTGAAGAACCCCGCCGCGGGGCAGTGGGACCACGGCGATCTCGTGTTCTCCGACCCGCCGCACGTGAACCCCGACGACGCCGGCTCCGCGCTCGCGTGGCTCGCTGACCACTGGCCTAGCACGGTGGAGGTCTTCAACGGCCGCGCCTACTGGGGCGGGCTCCCCACCGAGCTCAATCGGCTGTGGGCGACGAAGGTGGGCTCCGTCACGAACCTGCTCGTCGGCACCGACCCCGACGACGCCATCGACCAGAAGCTTGCGGTGAAGGGCAGCATCCGGTGGTTCTGCGGCAAGCGTGCCCTGCTCATGGGTACGGACGTGGGCGAGCACGTCGTGACGGGCAGCACCGGCGTGCCCGCGCCGGGCGACACGCGCCTCCAGGACGAGTCCGCCTTCGGCTCCGCCCCGGTGCAGGCGCGGCACCTCGGGGATGAGGTCGTGTACGTCACCCGCGACCGGCGCGACGTGCGGGCCGTCAGCTTCGACAACGACGAGAACGCCTGGATCTCGCGCACGCTCGCGTTCTTCGCCCGCCACATGACGGCGGGCGGCGTGAAGGAGGTCCACTTCGCGCGCTCCCCGTTCCCGTGCATCCTCCTCGTGCTGTACGGCGGCGGGCTCGTCGCCTGCACCTACGCACGCCGCGAGAAGGTGACGGCGTGGTGGCGTATCGAGGTCGGCGCGCCGGTGCACTCCGTAGCGGTCATCGAGACCGACAACGGCTCCGACGTGTGGCTCGCCGTCCGCCGCGAGCAGAGCTCGAAGGACCACCCCGTCTACGGGAAGATTCAGTTCGTGGTGGAGAACAGCGTGTACCTCGAGCGGCTGCCGCTCCACGAGATCGGCGCGCAGCACCTCGACTGCTGGACCTACGCGAGCGGCGCGACGCTGTACGCACCGCACCTCGCCGGCATGCAGGTGGCGGTGCTCGAGACTGGCATCGCCGGCATGGCGTGGGACGGCAAGACGTACACGGTGGAGGGGGACGGCACGGTTGCCGGGTTCGCGCCCGAGGACCCTGAGACGATCTACGTGGTGGGGCTGCCCTACTCGGCCAAGGCGACGACGCTTCCGGTCGAGGGCGTGAACCCCGCGGGCACGTCGCAGGGCATGAAGGTGCACTACTCCGAGATCACCGCGCGCATCTACAACTCGGCGCGCCCGCTCGTCAGCGTCGCCGGCACGGCGCCGGAGAAGCGTGGGCGCGCGGGGAGCGGGCGGCCGTTCTCGACGCCCGCCGATGCCGCGGAGGCGCCGTTCACCGGCGACGTGCTCGTGAAGAACATGACGGTGGCGAGGGGCGGCGCCATCGACATCGAGGCCGACATGCCCTTCCGCACGGAGGTCTGCGCCATCTTCGGCCACGCCTCGGCGCCGGGCGGGACGCTCTAGGAGGCATCATGTTCGCAGCGGTCGTTCAGGCACTCGGCGCAGCAGGACAGATCGCTTCCGGCGTGCTCTCCGCGCAGGCGCGGCAGGCGGAGTTCGCGGAGGGCATCCGTCAACTGAAGGTGAAGAAGGAATACACGGTCGGCCTCGCCACGATGAAGGCCGCCGCGTCCGGCTTCGACCTCCGCTCCGCCTCGACGGTGAGCTACCTGCGCGGGCTCACGCGGGAGTACGACATCGCCCTCAAGAACCTGCGCAACGTGAAGGGCACCACCCAGATCGCGGACATGCTCGGCGTCATGTCGGGCGGCGCGCAGGGCGCGGCGCAGAGCTACGGCGCGTATCGCCAGTACCGCGGGACCTAGAGGGACACCATGGACACGCTCACGCTGCCCGTCATCGAACCCGCCGCCGCGCCCGTGTCGGCCGCGGGCGCCATCGACCGCGCCGGTGCCAAGTTCGGCGCTGCGGCCGACGCCATCTCCGGCGTCATCCAGGAGATCGACAAGGCGGAGGTGGTCGCGCAGACGCAGGAGGCGTCGCTCCAGGCGACGAAGGGGCTGACGGACACGCTGCACCTCGCGGAGAGCGAGCCCTACGTCTCGCCAGAGCGCGTCGAGGAGCTCTTCGGCGGCGAGGTGCCGAAGCACGTGGACCTCACCGAGCCGGTGCCCGGCCAGCCCGACCCGAGCGTGCGGCAGCGCCGGGAAGTCATCCCGATGCACGAGGTGATGTCCGACGTGTTCGAGCGGCAGGCGGCAGCCTCGGTGGAGACCGCCGCACGCAACGTGAAGCAGCCCGGTTGGCAGGAGCGGTTCCGCCGCGCCGCCGCGGAGGATGTGGAGCGGGCGCGGGGGCAGATGCTCCGGCTCCAGCAGGCGCAGCGCCTCGCGGACGTGGAGGTCCGCACCACTTCGCAGCTTCAGCAGGCGGCGGCACAGCGCAACTGGGCGCTCTACGAGACCATCCTGAACACGCCCGAGAACCACCTCAACGTGCAGATGCGCGAGAAGCTCGTGGCGGACTACCCGCACCTCCGCACGGTGTCGGACCTCCAGGACCGGCTCCGCGGCTCCGCCACGGTGCAGGAGGTGGACGCGCTCATCTCCGACATCGCGGCGAACCGCGTCATCGACCCGACGAAGAAGCCCATCATCGAGAACGCGGACGGCACCTTCTCGACCGAGAAGACCTTCAGCTTCGAGTCGGACGGGAAGGAGATCGTGCTGCCGTCCATCGTGAACGGGCGGGAGATCGGGGCGAGCGCGGCCAAGGCGCTCTGGCGCGAAGGGAAGCTGGCGGAGCTCGGCCGGTTCGACTCGGTGGAGGAAGCGGAGAAGTTCGCGCAGGCGCGTCACGAGAACGAGGCGCGCACGCGCGAGCAGGATCGCGGTGCGTTCCACGCCGCGCTCTCCTCCGAGGAGCAGTTCCGCCTCACCTCGGCGGCGCGCGAGCGCAAGGGCGCCATCATCTCGGAGATGCTCGCCGCCAACAAGGCGCGCAAGGAGGCCAGCTTCCAGAAGTGGGGCAACCACGTCGAGAACGAGATCAAGGCGCGCATGGCGGGGAAGACCACCGGCTTCACCATCGCGGACGTGGAGAGCAGCGGCGACGAGATGGACCTCTCCGATTTCCTCGCGCTGAAGAGCGCGCTCGAGGCGGAGACGAAGCGGCCCACGGACTTCGCGCACTTCAACATGCTCTCGCAGATGGTGACGCGCGATCCCGCCGCGTTCGCTAGCCGCAACCTCTACGCGGCCGACTACAAGTTCCTCGGGGACACGGAGTTCAAGGAGGCCCTCGGGTGGCAGCGCAGCATCCAGGCCAGCCTCGAGAAGGGCGCGAAGCACACGCCTCCGGTGCCGGACTTCCTGCGCACCGAGGTGGAGCGGTGGGTGGCGGACAACTTCGAGCTCAACCCCAAGGACAGCCCGAAGAAGGCGCGTGAGTTCAACGAGAAGGTCGGCCGCTTCGTCAAGGAGCTCGCCGTCGCGTACCGCGCGAAGCCGGACGGCGACTGGACGTACAACGATGTCGGCCTCATCGGTATTCGCCTCTTCGGCCAGGAGCCGAAGATCAAGAATTCGGCGCGTTCCATCCTCGCGGGCGGCATCGCGAAGGTGGCGCCCGTCACCGACGAGGCCATCGCCGCGGCGGAGGCGCAGATGGACGCCGACGCGGACATCGTGACGATGGCCTACCAGCGGTTCAACCGCGACGAGAAGCCCAGCGACGCGACGCGCGCGATGGTGCAGGCGGTTCTCATGAACCCGCGCGAGCTCGCGCGGGTGAAGGCACAGTTGGCCGCTACCCCCGGTGCGAACCCCGAGGACCGCCGCCAGCAGATTCAGCGCGCGGTGAAGAACATCACGCCGAAGGAGCGCGAGGGCTACGCCGCGGAGCGCGAGGCGGACGAGGTGAAGGCGCGCAAGCTCGCGGAGACGCGCGCGGCGGCGGAGAAGGAGAAGGCGGAGACCACCGCGAAGCGCGCCATCGAGGAGAAGGCCCAGCGGGAGGCGCGCGCCCAGCAGCCGGTGTGGGAGCGCGTGGCCGACCGGCTCGAGCAGGATGCGCGGGCGCGGTCGGACGACACCGAGCGCGCCCGGGTGGGCGGGCTCATCCCCGACCAGCCGTACACGGGCGGAATCCGGTTCGGCTCGCCGGTCTCGGATTCCGACGTGGCGCGCGCGGAGGCACTCGAGCGCACGCGCGCCGACCGCTACGCGGCCATCCGGCTCCAGTTCGAGCAGGACCGGGCCGCCTTCCGCGAGTTCCTCGAGAACGTGAAGGCGGGCGACTCGGTGGCGAAGCACCTGAGCGACACGCTCTACATCGGGGACAGCTTCTCGAAGTACCAGCAGCTTCGGCGTGAAGGGAAGGTGTTCTAGTGGAGCTCGAGACCCCGCCCGGCCTCATGGCTGGCGACGAAGACGAGACCGATCTCGGTGTCGAGCCGGTCGCGGCCGATGACGACGCCGCCGTGGTGCGCGCCGAGCCGGCGGCGGACTACGTGGCTCGGACCCGCGCAGGAGCGCCTCCTGAAGCTCTCCGGCTCGCCCAGGAGCGCGCGAAGACCCTGCCCCCGCCCGACGAGGCGGTGCAGCTTCGCGAGCGCGCCCGGCGCGAAGGCGTGCCCTTCGGCACGGCCCTCTCCGCCCCGGAAGGGGTGCAGGAGCTTCCGCGGCTCTGGACGGAGTACGGCGAGAACGCCGCGATCTCCTCCATCCTCCTCGATCCCACGAAGTCCGTCTTCGCCTCGGACGACGATCTCAAGAAGTTCGTGCAGGCCACCGACGCGGTGAACGACCCCTTCCCCACGACGGGGTTCGGGCTCAACCTCGAGTCCGGCGTGCTCCAGCAGCGCCGCGCACGCCTCTACTTCAAGCGCGCCGTCAACGGCGGGGTCTCGTCGCCCTCCGAGCAGGTGGAGCTCGACACGCTCGAGGCGCGCCGGTCGGTACTGCCCGCCGCGCGCGGCCTCGGCGGGCAGGTGCTCGAGGGCGCCGTCCAGCAGCTTCCGCGCTTCGGGCGCATGGCAGTCATCGGCGGAGCCGCCGGGCTCGCCGGGTCGCTCCTCGGCGTCGGGCCGCTCGCCGCGGGCGCCGCGGTGGCGGTGGACAACACGCTCGAGGCCATCGGGGACGCCTACGCAGAGTTCACGACGGAGTGGAAGTTCGAGCACGCGCTCGCGCTGCCGCTCTCCCTCGTCTCCGGCCTCGTGGAGGGCGGGCTCGACACCCTCTCCGCGGGCGTGCTGTCGAAGTTCCCCGTCTTCCGCGTCTTCGGCAAGCTGCCCATCATCGGCAAGGCGAAGCTCAAGCCTGCGCTCGCCGCCGCGCTGAAGGACTCCCGCTTCGTCGCGCTCATGACGGAGGCCGGGAAGGACATGCTCGCGGAGGGCGGCACCGAGAGCTTCCAGGAGGCGTGGCGCATCCTCGTCGGCTACGCCGGGGCGGAGACGGGCTCCGGTGAGTACCAGACGCCCACCATCGAGGAGGCCGCCGCGCGCACCGTGGTGTCGGGCATCACCGGCGCGGTCGTCGGCGGCGCGGTGGGCGGGGTCGCCACGGTCGCTCGCGAGGCCACGGTGCGCGCGGCGGAGGCCACGGGCACGCAGTCCATGGTGGATCGCCTCTACGGCGCCACCGAGGGGCTGAAGGTCGCGGAGCGCGCGCCGGAGGTGGTGAAGGCGTTCGGGGACAAGCTCTCCGCGCAGAGCGCGGTGAAGAACGTCACCGTCCTGCTCCAGACGGTTGAGCCGATGCTCGAGGAGAACAAGGAGTCGCCCGCGGTGAAGGCGTTCCTCGCCCGGCCGGACATCGCGCGCAAGTTCCAGTTGGCGCGCGAGACCGGCGCCCGGGTCTCGCTCTCGCTCGGGGATTTCCTCGCCTACGTCCGGCCGCTCGACAAGGGCGGGAAGCTGAAGGTCGAGATCGGCCTCAACGACGGCATGTCGCAGCGCGAGGCGAAGGAGCTCACTCCTGCCATCCAGAAGGCGAAGCAGGAGATGCAGGACATCGGGAAGCGGCAGGCCATCATCGACAACTCCCCCACGTCGATGATCGTGGAAGACCTCGTGCCGCGCATCATGAGCGCGCAGCGCAAGATGACCGAAAGCGCGGCCCGCGCGCAGGCGGAGACCGTAGCCTCCGGCATCGCCGCGCTCGCGGCGCGCGTCGGCAAGGACCCGTGGGAGGTCTTCCGCTCGGCGCCGCTCACCGTGTCGAGCGTTACGCACGAGCAGAGCTTCACGAGGACGCTCGAGCAGGGTGAGCGGGTCATCGACTTCGGTGGGAAGAGCAGCGCGGAACACGTGGTCGACCTCAAGGCCCGCATCGCGGAGCAGGGCACGACCGTCACCGAGACGCGCAGCCTCTACGGCCAGCACAGCGCGCAGGCCCAGCGCGAGCTCGCGAAGCTGCGGTGGCTCGAGGAGTCGCTCGCCTTCCACAGCACGAAGACCCTCGAGCAGGCGGACCCGAAGGATGTGGCGGCCTCGAAGGACGTGGATGGCTTCCTCTCCTACCAGCACCCGGAGTCGCCGCTTCGGCTCTGGACGAGCAAGAACGAGTTCGGCATCTCCCCTGCGCCGCTCGACTCACTGAAGATCGACATTCTCGGGTTCCAGAAGGGCACGCCGGAGTCGAAGGCGAACATCGCGAAGTACGGCGGGCAGGGCTACTCGACAGCGCTCTACCTGAAGGCGCTCGCGGACGCGCAGGCGCAGGGCGTCGGCGTCACCTCTGACATCACCCGCACCGCCGCGACGCGCCGCATGTACGACCGGCTCCGTCGCCTCGGTGTGCCCTTCAAGGCGCTCGAGGGCGAAGGCCCCGGCTACGATGTCGAGTACCTCTCCGCCGAAGACCTGAAGGCGCTCGACCTCGACGCGGTGTGGGAGAAGCTCGCCGCGGAGGTCGCGTCGCGGCGCGACGAGGGGACCGGCCAGTTCGCCAACATCTCCCCGGCGGAGATCGAGAGCGTCCTCTCTGGCCTCCAGGAGCTTCGCCAGGGCGACAGCAAGATCGTGCGCGGGCGCATCACCTTCGACCCGGCGAAGCGCGATTGGTTCAACATCACGCTCACCGGCCACGCGGACCTCTCAACCTTCCTGCACGAGTCGTCGCACTACCTGCTCGAGCTCATGCGGAAGCTTGCCGCAGAGAACCCCGGCACCGGCCTCGACGCCGACCTCCGCACGCTCGAGGCGTGGGCGGGTGTCGCGCCCGGTGAGGACTGGCCGGTGGCCGCGCTCGAGAAGTTCGCTCGCGGCATGGAGACCTACTTCGGGGAGGGCAAGGCGCCCTCCGCGAAGCTCGCCGCGGCGTTCGCCACCTTCAAGCAGTGGATCCTCCACGTCTACAAGATGCTGAAGAACATCGGCGCCCCGCTCACCGACGAGGTGCGCGGCGTCATGGACCGCATGCTCGCCTCGCAGGCGGAGATCGACGCGCGCCGGGTGGAGTTCGGCTACTTCCCGTCGAAGCTGGCCGAAGGCGAGATGAGCCCCGAGGCGCAGGAGAGCTACCGCGCGATGTACGAGCGCGGCGCCGAGCAGGTGCAGGCGCGGCTCGACCGGCAGGCCATCGCGGCGCTGAAGAAGGAGAAGACCGCGGAGTACGAGCAGGTGAAGAAGGACGTGAGTGCGGAGCTCGACCACCACCCCGCCCTCGCCCTGCGCGCGTGGTTCGGCACCGGCGACCGCATCGACGGCGGGCTCGTCATCCCCGAGATGGCGGGCCGGAAGCTCGACGCCGCGGCGGTGGCGGACCTGAAGCTCGGCGTGGCCGGCAAGATCGCGGCCTACGTCACCGACGAGAAGGGCATGGATCCCGAGGAGCTCGCGCCCTACTTCGGCTTCAAGAACGCGGCGGAGATGGTGCTCTCCCTCGCGAACACGCCTGCGCGCGCGACGCTTCAGAGCCAGATGGTGAAGGAGAGGATGAAGGCGCGCTACCCCGCCTACGGTGACGACGCCTGGGTGGAGAAGACCGCGCTCGAGGGGCTGCACGACGAGGACAGCATCGCGAACGCCATCGACCTCGAGATCGCCCTCGCCTACAAGAAGCTCTCGCAGGACCCGCCGAAGAACCTCGTGCAGGTGGCGAGCATGGCGGCGCGGCTGGCCGTCCTCGACATGACGCGTGAGGAGCAGAACCCGAACCACTGGCGCGACGCGGAGCGCCGGGCGCTGAAGGAGCAGATGGAGGCGTGGTCGGGGAAGGACTTCAAGGCCGCCGCGGAGGCGGGCCGGAAGCGCCTCTACGCCCGCGCCATGTGGAGCGCGACGAACCGCGCCG